CTGGGAGAAGATGACGAAGATACCCACAATGTTCTTCAGGCTTGGAAAAGATCTCATCCAGAAGTAAAAATATTTGATTTAGAAGTTAGAGACGATCTTGCCCACTTTAGTCACGAAGAAGGTACAAGAAGATGGACTCCAGCAAAATATGAAAATATGGTTTCTATGAGAAATTCTCTTTTAGATAAAGCAAGAGAAATAAAACCAGATGCCTACTTTAGTCTTGATTCAGACATATTGTTAACCAATACAAATACAATAGAGCTTTTATTAAGTCACATAAATGACGGAGCAGATGCCGTTAACACACTTATGTATATGACTCCTTTTAATACTCAGTTTCCCAGTGTAATGACATGGATAGAAGGAACTGGATATGAAAAAGCTAGAAGAGAAGAAACTTATCCAATAGGAAAATATTTTAAGTCAGATGTCATAATGGCAGCAAAAATGATGTCTCAAAAAACTTATATGAATTCCAGATACCAATTTCATTCCCAAGGGGAAGATCTTGGTTGGAGCAAAAGTTGCGCAGAATTAGGATATAATCTTTATTGTGCGTCCTACATATACAGCCCTCATATTATGGGGCAGGCAAACATGGTTGACTTTATGCAAAACGGAGATTCTAGAGAATCAATCTTATATCAATCCTCATAAAAAGATTGATATATTTGCATAAATGTGTTTAATCATATAAACTATATTACTATATCATAGAATTTAAAATTATGGAGAATTATATGTCTTTTGAGTTTACAGAAAGCTTTACTGTAGAATTCCCTGAAATCAAAGAAAAAGATTTTAATTTTTCCGAATCATTTAATGACGGCAAAGGTTTAATTATCGAAGTCGCTGCCATTCATGAGCGGATTAACTGGGAACTATAATAACTACTCTGCGACAGAACTTGAGAAAGCTCTTCAATCTTGGGTAGATCCTTATCCAAAGCCAATTATTTTAAATCACGATCTCAATAGCGAGCCAATTGGTAGAGTCATGGCAGCTAAAATGGATAAAGAGCAAGATGGATCATCCTATGTAAGGCTGCAGATTGCAATTACAGATCCAATCGCAGCACAAAAAGTTTTAGACCAAAGATATCTTACCGGATCAGTTGGAGGAAGAGCCAATAAGGCTGTTTGCTCAATAACTGGAGAGGATCTCGCTAAGCCAGATGCAAGCGGCAGAATGCCAGCATCAAAGTATAAAAGAGGCGCAGTTTACAAGGGTAAAGTTGCCTTCTTAGATATGCAAGACATTTCTTTTAAAGAATATTCATTTGTGAATCAACCAGCTGATCAAAGATCTGGTGTCAGGAAAAAAGCTTCAGATAGCCAAGGCGCTGTTGTTACTGATTCTGATTGGGTTGCTAGAAGTTCTGCTTTTATTTTAAGTATGAATGAAGAAGAAATCTATTCAATAGAAGAGCAGAAGTCCATTTTTTCTGAGATGAAAAAGAAAGAATCAAGGCCCGTTTATCTGCATGTTAAAGGCGCATTTTTGTCAGCAATGGCTATAAATGAGTCTGAAAATTACAATATTCAAGACAGTACATTACTATCTTCAGAGAATAAAATTAATAAAGACGAGGAGAAGACTGAGATGACAGTTTCTACAGAGCAAGAAGACATTTTAGCTGTTTCAGAAGAACTCAGCGAAGATCTGTCCTCAATAGCTTCCGATGCAGCGAAAGAAGAACCTGCAGAAAATACAGAAGCAAAAGATTCCAACGATGAAACTTCTGAGGTTGAAGAAACCAAAGAAGAGAAGTCAGAAGATGTATCAACCGAAGATAAAGAGCAGTCAGATGTGCAAGAAGAAAAAGCTGAATCTGAAGACTCTGAAAAATCAGTTGAGACACCTGAAGAAATTCAGGATAAAGAAGGCGTAAAGCAAGAATCCGAAGAGCTCAATGACCAAAAGTCAGAAGAAGCCACTGAGCAAACAGAATCGGTTCTTGAGGAAAAAGTACGTCTTCTTGAAGAAGAAAACAAAAAACTCAAAGCAGCACTTCATAAGGTACTCGCAGAAAGAGTTGTTGATGCAAAAATAGCCGCAGGAATAGAATCAGTTTCTGAAAGAGAAGAGTTGATCAAAGATCACATGACAAGAACAGCTTCTTCTTTAGCAGACTCTTTGAGGGATGTTGCAAAACTTCCAGCAAAAAAGAATGTTACTTCAGAAATTCCAGAAATCACTAGCGAAGCAGAGGTTTCTACAGACGAAGACAGAGTCACATCTGTTGACTCTGAAGAGGATAATTCTGAGCCAAAGGCTGTTTCAGCTGAGCAACTTTTCGTAGATGCCCTTATGGGTCGCCGTTCACTATAACTAAGGAGATAAATTAATATGAGTTTAGCAAAATTCCGTAAGGTATATGCAAAGACCGGCTCAGGTAGATTTGTCGTTTCTGAAGGTATTGCTCCAGCAGCTTACCTTCTTCCAAGCGTCGCTCTTCCAACCTGGTATTTAGATTCAGAAGATGATCGTTTTGAAATCGTCTTGACAAAAGGCACAATCCTTTCTGTCAAAGCCGATGCAAACGGTGATTCAAGAATTGTGCCCGCTAACGGCACAGCTGCAGCAGTAACATGGGGTGACACAATGCCATCATCATGGGATCCTCTCGACGGCGCAACGCCAGACTATAGCTCTGGCGCAACTGACACCGTACAAGTCGCTGCCTATTCAACGCCAATTGGTGTTGCACAATATGATCTTTACCGTCCATTTGACAAGGGAACCTCACAAGGTGCTGGTTTCATTACACATGGATATGTAGAGTACCCAATTGTTTCCGGATTGAACGATGATCTGGCTGCTGGTGACTTGGTCAAAGCTGACCATATGGGTCGTCCAGTTAAGCTGACCACCGCTCTTGCGGGAACAAATCCTTACCTTCAGGTGGGTAAGGTTATCGAAGTAGAGACATTCGCCACGAATTTTGACGATGGTCTGCTGTCCTACATGCAACTACCTTCTGACCCTGGTGCGCTCAAGACTGTTTTTGAATTAACAAGAGCAGGAGCATTCTCAGGCAAACTAGGTATTCGTTCAAACCTGGACGTACATGGCGTCGAGGGCGCATTCCGCGTCAACCTAACACTGTAAAAACAATCAAAAGAAAGAAACAGGAGGAATAATCCTAAGATGAGTAAATCAATCCAAGAGCTCCTCTCGGGTCTTCCGGCTTGGGAAACAGCATTAACTGAAGACGGTTACATTGATGGAGAAAACAGAGTCACTATCAAAGAGGCTTTTGCATCACCAGATGCAGCAGCACTCTTTCCAAAGGTGATCTCTCGCACTCTAAAGGAAGCAGCAGAACCACAGTTGTTGGTCACTCCGCTTCTTTCAACTGTACGTCTTGGAAAGGGTCGCTCTTTGGAGTTCCCAGCAGTTAACGCAATTCAAGCCGCAGAGATCCCAGAAGGACAAGAATATCCAGAGCAAGCACTCGCCTTTGCAAAGCAGGTAGAGGGCAAAGTATCCAAGAAGGGTGTAAAGTTAGCATTTACCGAAGAAGTAATCGCTGACTCCTTATGGGATATAGTCGGCTTGCACGTACGTGCTGCAGGACGCGCAATGGCTCGTCTAAAAGAGCAAATTGCACTTAGCAGATTCAAGGATGCAGCAACTGTCGTTTTTGACAACGATAGCGGTTCATATGACGATACAACAGGTCGTGGTATCACCGGTGCTGCAAACCAGACAATCACATGGGACGATGTCATTGATATGGCAGCAGTTCTCATGGCTGAGAATCATGTACCAACAGACTTCATTCTGCACCCACTTATGTGGTCCGTATTCCTTAAGGATGCGATCTTCCACACTGGCGGATCAGCTGCAGCAGTGAATACAAGCTGGGGCTATCGTCCTCAGTCTGCTGACGGTGCGTTGAATGCAACTGCTCCTATGGGACTTAACGTTATAGTTTCTCCATTTGTTAGCTTTACAGCAAAGACAAGCGGAGCTGCTGCAAAGTCAGACCTCTTCCTCATTGACCGCAACGAAGTGGGAACACTTCTTGTCAAGGATGACATGAGCACAGATCAGTTCGATGATCCAAGCCGTGACATTCGTCAAATGAAGATGAAGGAGCGTTACGACATCGTAATGCTTGGAGACGGTGAAGGAATCACAGTCGCCAAGAACGTTAGACTGGCACGCAACTACGAGGTTTCGGTCACGAACGAAATGGCTTAATAGACCTTAGGGTGTTATAGTTACGATACCCTGTGGCGTAGGGGGAGTGGTGTAAAAGCCACTCCCCCTCGTTACTTTTGTGGGCTTAATCAATTACTATATATGTTATAAAGTTTTGACTGGAGATAAAAGTGGCCATAAATCTAATCCAGAGTGCTGCAGTTGGTATTGGTACAGTTACCATAAAGTTTGGAAGAACAATAAAGATTAGTTCTATAACTAATTCTAATATTATTGTTCAAACAACAGCAGCAACACCATCAATTGTTTCAAATCCCTTTAAAGCAATTGATACTATTTCTGATTATAATCAAATATCAAGAACACTGAAATTAACATGGAATGTTTTATTATCTGCATCCACAGAATATGAAATAAAACTACAGAATTTCACAGATGCGGCTAATGAGCCTATTGATGAAGAAAAGATTGTTTTCACAACACTAGCAAGCAATCAAGCACCAGCAACTCCGCCTTTTAACTCTGTTAATGAACCAGAACTCCAAGAGCTTTTAATAGAAGACAAATCAATTAGAGTAGACGCCTACTCCAGTGTTCAAATTCTAGCAAAAAATCCAAACTTTTATATTTCTTCAGCTGATCCAGTTAATGGAGATTTTTATATTGATAACTCATACAATGACGGAAGAGTTACAATCACATTTAATGAACGTCCAGCTTCAAACTTTTTAAATACAAAGTACTTTAAAGCACAAAGAAAGCCAATACAAAGACAGCCATCTCGCTGGGAAAATATTTCAACAGCTATTTCAATGCACGCATGGAAGCCAGAAATTTATTTAGACTTTCCATCATTAAACGACGCTACTCCTTCATATTATCAAGAAAACAAAGAATATTTTGAAACTGGATATAAATATAGGATTATTGTTTCAAAAGACATAGGTGTGTAATGGCTAATTTTGTCTATGGTAAAGCAAAGCAAAATATTTTAAATGGAAATATTAATTTTTCCTCTAATAATTTTAAAGTTTTATTTACCAATTCTACGTATGTGCCAAATCAAAATACACATCAATTTGTATCAGATATCTTAAGTTCATCAGTAGTCTATAGATCTGAAAATATTCAAAATATTACGAATGTTTTAGGGGTAGTAGACGCTAATGATTTTAATTTTTCATTACCACCCAATACCGCATTGCAAGCTGCAATTTTATATCAGGTTGGAGTGAATGATTCTTCTTCAATATTACTATTATATATAGACACAGCTACAGGGCTTCCTTTTCCTGGTTCATCGCAATCAACAACGGTGTCAGTAAACTGGAGTAACGAAGCAAGTAAGATTTTATCTTTATAGGAGAAAAAAAAGTGGCAACCTCATATCCCGGTGGTTTAGATAATTTTATTAATCCAACAGCTACAGATACTTTAAATTCTGGAGCTGTGCCTCATCATCAGCAGCATGCAAACTTAAATGATGCAGTAGAAGCACTACAAACAGTCCTGGGAATTAATCCAGCTGGAATTCATTTAACTATAAAAGATAGAATTATTAATGTAGAAACATTAATAAATTCTCAATCGCTTTTAAATGGACTATCAGACGTTACTATTAGTTCAGTTGGCAGCAATGACGTATTGAGATACAACGGATCTGCATGGGTAAACGCGCCGGAAAAAGAAATAACAGATGGAGGAAACTTTTAAATGGCTAATACAATTAGAATTAAAAGAAGAACTAGTGGAGCAGCTGGTGCTCCATCGGGTTTAAAAAATGCAGAACTAGCTTTTAATGAAGTTGATGAGACTCTTTATTATGGCAAGGGCGATTCAAGCGGAGATGCAACTTCCGTACTTGCAATAGCTGGTCCCGGTGCTTTTGCAACACTTACTGGAAATCAAACAATTTCAGGAAACAAAACATTTACAGGAACAGTAATAGTTCCCACTCCAAGTTCCGATACACACGCAGCAACCAAAGCATATGTTGATAGTGCTGTTTCTGCAGTATCTGGATCTTTTACATTAGCAGGAGATGGTGGCACAAGCCAGACCATAACCTTAGGAGATACGCTTACGGTTTCTGGTGGAACTGGCCTTACTGCAACAGCAGGAACTGGCGACAAAGTTACAATTGATCTTGACAATACAGCAGTAACAGCAGGTTCATATGGGTCAGCTACAGCTGTAAGTACATTTACCGTTGATTCACAAGGTCGTTTAACTGCAGCTGGAACAGCAAATATAGCCATAGCTTCAACAGCTGTTACAGACTTTAATGAAGCAGTAGCAGATGCCGTAGGCGCTATGGTTTCTTCAAATACAGAATCTGGCATCAGCGTATCGTACGATGATACTGATAATACTTTAGATTTTGATGTTGCAGACTTTACAATTACTCTTGGCGGAGATTTAAGTGGTAGCGCTACAGTTACTAATCTCGGCAATGCAACTCTTACTGCAACAATTGCTGCTAACTCAGTTGCTTTGGGCACTGATACAACCGGAAACTACATGGTTGATGTAACAGCAGGAACTGGTGTCACAGTAAGTCATACCCCAGGAGAAGGTTCAACCGCAACCGTATCTATTGGCCAGGCTGTTGCAACTTCAGATTCTCCAACATTTGCAAGTCTTAATTTAAACGGTTCTCTTGTTTTTGAAGGTGCAACCGCAGATAACTTTGAAACAACACTGTCGGTAACGGATCCAACTGCTGATAGAACAATTACTCTACCAAACGCAACAGGAACAGTAGCACTTCTGGGTACAATTGCCCTTGGTACAGATACTACTGGCAACTATATGGCCGACCTAACGGCTGGAACTGGCGTAACAATTACACATACTCCAGGAGAAGGTTCAAACGCAACAATTGCGATAGGTCAGGCAGTTGCAACTAATAGTAATGTTCAATTTAATGACGTAGCCGCAGGTGGAAACGTAACAATTACTGGAAACCTAACAGTTAATGGAACTACTACAACTGTTAACTCAACTACAGTTACAGTTGATGACAAAAACTTAGAACTTGGTGCTACCGCTTCACCTTCTGACGCAGGTGCAGATGGCGGTGGAATCACCCTTAAAGGCACAACTGATAAAACATTCAACTGGGTTGACGCAACAGACGCATGGACATCTTCTGAGCACTTAAACCTTGCTTCTGAAAAAGCTTTTTATATCAATGGGACATCAGTATTGAGTGGAAACACTCTTGGTTCTGGAGTTACCGCCTCTAGCTTAACATCAGTTGGCACTATAGCAACAGGCACATGGCAGGGCACTGCAGTTGGCATTTCCTACGGTGGAACTGGTGCAACAGATGCTGGTACAGCCAGGACAAATCTTGGTCTTGCAATAGGAACAGACGTACAGGCCTATGACGCAGAACTTGCAGCCATAGCTGGTCTCACCTCTGCTGCTGATAGACTTCCATATTTTACTGGTTCTGGTACAGCATCTTTGGCTACATTTACTAGCTTTGGTAGAAGTTTAGTTGATGACGCAGATGCTTCAGCGGGAAGAACAACTCTTGGTCTTGGAAGTATAGCTACTCAAAACTCAAATAATGTTAGCATTACAGGTGGATCTATTGATGGTATCACTTTTGATGGCGGTACATTTTAATAGTTAATATTATTATAGAATAAAAAGGAGAATAAATGAGTTTACCCATGCCTCCTTCTATATCCCAGGGTGAGATAGCTCTTGATCCAGTAAATGGAATTGTTTGGTACCTAAACGATGCCGGAACACCAGTAGCTACGACATGGTCTTGGTTAAGAAAAGATTTATCTGTTATAGAAACTGATGATAAGGTTGAGATAACTGGCGACGTTGATATTGCAGGAAATCTTTATGTAGAAGGATCAACGATCACTGTAGACGCTGAGTCTGTCGTTATAAAAGATAATTTTATTGTTGTCAACTCTACAGATGGGGCAGCTACTTCTTCAACAGCAGGTTTAGAAGTTGAAAGAGGAACTTCTACCAATGTCCAAATTAGATGGAATGAATCCATAAATAAGTGGCAATTTACCAATGATGGCATAAACTATAGCAATATAATTTCTACATTAGACAATGGCACTATAACAAGTGAAATGATTGTTGACAACACTATTGTTAATGCAGATATTAATACTTCTGCCGCTATTGCCCATAGCAAGTTGGCAAATGCAACCGCTGGACAAATTCTCTTAGGAACCACAACAACTGGGGTAATAACAGCAACAACTGTTTCTGGAGATATAACAATCAATGGAGCTGGATTAACAGCAATATCTTCAGCAGTTATCGTTGATGCTGACATTAATGCGTCAGCAGCAATTGCTATATCCAAGTTAGCATCTGGCACTTCTGGGCAAATAATAATTGCTAATGCATCAGGAGTCCCAACATACACGACAATATCGGGAGATATTACAATATCCAATACTGGCGTTGCTACAATAGTAGCTAATTCCGTAGCTCTTGGAACAGATACTACGGGCAACTATGTGGCATCTTTAGTTGCAGGAACTGGCGTAAGTTTATTAAATAACACTGGAGAAGGTTCTACTCCAACTATATCAATCGGCCAATCGGTAGGAACTACTGATACAGTAACATTTAATACTGTTAATGCAAGTCTTGTTGGTAATGTAACTGGTACTGTATCTGATATTTCTAATCATGAAATATCCGATTTGTCAGACGTAGTTATTACAGACGCTGCTAATGGGGACTTCTTAAGATACAACGGATCAAACTGGATTAATGATCCAGTTAATTTAACAACAGATACTGTTGGTGACTATGTTAAAAATTTAGTTGCTGGCAATGGAATTACAATTACAAATAATTCTGGCGAAGGCGCAACACCAAATATTTCTTTTAGCGGAAGTATTAATGACCTTTCTGACTTAACAATAACATCAGCTCAAAATGGTCAGATACTTGAATATGACGGCACAGCTTGGGTTAATACAGTTCGCCCATCTTCTGAGCCAATTGGTCATGAGAATAAAGCTGACAGCGTCATATCTTTTGATGAGGGTTCAAGACAATTTTCTATTGCGCCCGTATCAACTTCATATACTGTTTGGTGTACTGGTAAAAGATATGTTAAAACAACTACTGAATCAGTAACGATACCAGACACATCTGGTTTATATTATATTTATTTTAACTCATCTGGATCTCTTGCTTATAAGACAACATTCTTTACATGGGATCAGGACACTCCAACAGCATATATTTATTGGAATGAAAATGATAATAAGGCGTACTTCTTTGCGGATGAAAGACATGGTGTAACTCTTGACTGGGCAACTCATGAATACCTACACAGAACTCGTGGAGCAGCAATTGCAAATGGATTTGGCGCAAGCTGGTACTCATCAATCATTGGTGGGCCGCCTAATGGTGATGGATCAGAAGACTCGCATGCTCAGATAGATATAGCTAATGGAACATTCTTTGACGAAGATCTTCAAGTTGATATTGAACACGCTTCATCTCCAACTGCAAATACTTGGCAACAGAGGCTTCAATCAGGTGCATACATACCAGTTTTTTATAGATTAAATAATCATTGGACAAAAGATGTAGCTACTCAATTTCCTGTTAAAAATGGTGGAACACGAGCACAGTTTAACTTAAATACTGCGGGCACTTGGTCGTCAACTGCAATTGATAACAGTAAATTTGGAGTAATGTTTGTTGTAGCAACAAACAATTTAAATGAACCAATTATTTCTATAATGGGTCAAGCTCAATATACAGATCAAGGTTCAGCAGAAGCTTCAATTTGGGATGAGTTAGACTTAGCTGGTTTTCCAGTAGTAGAATTTAGGCCACTGTACAAAATAGTATTCCAAACAGCAACTTCCTATGAAAACTCTCCTAAAACAAAATTTGTTAATCTATTAGACCTCAGGCAAATAATTAGTGCAGGCATAGGCGGAGCTGCAACTGCAGTATCTGATCATGGTCTAATGACTGGGCTTTCTGATGACGATCATACTCAGTATTTTAATGTATCTAGACACGATGCACACGATCACTCAGCTGCACTATCTAGCGCTTCAATAAATGACCTTAATGATGTTAATGTCAGTACAGTAAATGCTGGAGAAGGTTTAATTTGGAATGGTTCACAGTGGGCAAACGCAGCTATTCCTTTAAGTCTAGATGGACTAAGTGATGTAGTAATCACTGCAGCGACTCCAAATCAAGTTATTAAGTACGATGGAACACAATGGGTGAACTCCGTTAGTCCAAGTTCGGTAGAAGGAACTACGCATTTTGCAACTATAGGAAATAGCACAGATATCACATTTGTCATTAATCACAATTTAAGTACAAGAGATGTTGTTGTTAACTTTACAGAAACAACATCCCCGTATTCTAATTTTAATACATTGTGGGAAGCCACTACGCTAAATTCTATTACAATCTATTTTGAAACTCCACCTAGTTCTAATTCAGTAAGAGTGTCAATATATGCAGCACTGAGTGGGGCTGCCTTAACTTCATCTTTAGATGAGCTTTCAGATGTTGCTATATCATCTGTTTCTTCTGGTGAATTTTTAAAATATGATGGATCAAATTGGGTAAATTCACAAATTCCACCTATTTCAAGCATTGATGATATCCAGAACGTTTCTGCCGCAACTCCGTCTAGCGATCAGGTATTGGCATGGGATTCTGTAACATCTCAGTGGATTGCGAAAACATTTACAGCAACAGTATCTCAGTTAGATGCGATTGGAGATGTTACTGTTCCATCGCCATCATCTGGTGAGTACCTAAAGTGGAATGGATCTCAATGGGTTAATTCTAATATAAATTTATCTTCTGATACAAATGGTAATTATGTTCAAAACTTAGTTGCGGGATCTGGAATTAGTATTTCTAATAATTCAGGGGAAGCAGCAACTCCTACTATATCTGTTAATAGCACAATATCTAGATCAGAAGTAAATGTTCAAACTGGAACTAATTATAATTTAATTTTATCTGATTTAGGAAAATTAATTACTATGGATAACTCATCCCCAATGACAGTAACTGTACCTTTAGATTCTTCTCAAGCCTTTACTATAGGTGATAAAATTGATATTTTAAGAAAAGGATCTGGAAGTTTAACAATAACACAAGAAGCTGGAGTAACAGTAAATGCTACTCCAGGAAAAATGTTGCGATCACAGTGGTCATCTGCTACACTTATTAAGTTAGATACCAATATGTGGGTTGCTATAGGAGATTTGCAGGCGTAATTATGGCTATTAGTGGAAATAATACAGGACCAAGAAAAAATAATGTTCCAAACTTAATTGGATTAGACGACAATGCCCCTGATCCAAATAATCCTACATTTAGGATTACAGATGCGGGATTTGATAAAGGAACCGTTAGTACGACTCCTTTAGATGACGCTGCAGGAACAAGGTTAACCGAATTAGATGACGTAACCTCTCAATCGCCCGTTGCTAATACTGTTTACCCAAGAAAAGAAGATGTATCTTATGAGAAATATTCTCCATACTTCCCACCATTCTTCCCTCCATTCTTCCCTCCATTCTTCCCACCATTCTTCCCTCCATTCTTTCCACCATTCTTCCCGCCATTCTTCCCACCGTTCTTTCCTCCGCCATTTGGACCGTCCTTCTGTCCAGGCTTTAAATAAAATAGAGAAAAACTATGGCTAATACCATACAGATAAAAAGAAGTGGAACTACAAGTCAAATACCGACATCTTTAGCTTATGGTGAATTAGCCATCAATTATGCCGACGGAAAACTATATTATAGAAACAGCTCCGATGCTATAGTGCAATTTTCTGCAGCCCCAGCATCTGCAAGTCTTAATGACTTAACAGATGTTTCTATCAACAGTGTTGCAGATCAACACGTTCTTAAGTATAGTAGTGCTAGCGGATGGGTAAATGGCCCAATAACAATTCTGGCTCCATCTTCGTTAACGCTTTCAACCACTTCTTCTACAACCGATGCTGTAATTTTTTGGGATTCTACTAACAAAAAAATAAAAGTTGGTAATGGAACAATATCATTAGATTTTACATCTTCTAATTTAATAACAAATTCTCAAGTAGCTAGTTACACTCTTGTCTTAGCTGATAAAGATAAGCTAATTGAAATGAATGTTGCTTCAGCTAATACGGTAACCATTCCGACGAATACATCAGTAGCATTTCCAATAGGAAGTCAGATAACTATTCTTCAGGTAGGAGCTGGGCAAACTACGTTAGTTGCAGGTTCTGGCGTTACCGTTAATGCAACTCCAGGATTAAAACTTAGAGCCCAATGGTCTTCTGTAACTTTAATTAAAAGAGGCACAGATACATGGGTCGCTCTAGGTGACTTGCAAGCTTAATTAAGCTTTGTTATTGTTTGGCATATTTCAAAAAATCTGATTTCTTAGCATAAGCCCAGTTCCTAGTAAACTGTCTATCCTTTGAGGTGAATCCACCTTTTACGCAATGAATCATATAAAGAAGATCTAGAACTATGCAATCCCCTTCATCCCATTGCTGCCACATTTGAATAGATTCATTATTTCTAACTTGATTACAATACCATGTTTTAATTTTATTAAATAGTAGAAATTCTTGATCAGAAGGATTATTATTGTTAACACTTACTAATAAATCTTCAGCAAAATGTGGAATTAATCTTAAAATATTTTTTCCACTATTCCTATGTTTTATTACGCATCTTCTATGAGGAAAGTTCATTGTTCTATGGGTAACTATTATGGACTTTAAAAACTCTTGCCAATCATCAGGCATTAGAGAATACAGATAAGAAGAATCTATAAAGCCAGTATTACCATGACCTTTAGGGCATGTAAATTTTGTCATATTCCAAGAAGTTGCAACTTGAGTGTACATTCTTTCTAAATGTTCGATGTGCCAGTCAATTATTATTTCATCTTTATCAAAAGTTTTTTCGTGCATAGAGATTGTATAAATATGGTCTTCTGTATGCACGTCTGATACATAGTTCCACTTTAACTTTTCTGCAAAAAGATTAACAACGTGTTCCTGCTCAAAAGTAGATAAGTATACTTGCTTAAAGCATACTAATCCATTATCTAAAAATATTTTTATATAATCATCAACATTTGCAACAATATCACTATAAGAAGAATTTTTAATAGATTTTATATTTAACATATTATTTTAACTCAGTAATAGTATAAAAAGATGGCGTAGTAAATCTTTCTCCTGAAATGACCTTTTTTACCCCATGTAAATAATAGATATCTCCTGGATGAGCTACGGCAAGTCCTGGTGATGGAGTTATTTCTATATCATGATCTGGATAATATAATTGTCCACCTTCAAATTCGTCATTGTAATAAAAAAGTGAATTTAAATCGTATGTTGGAAACGGATTAGGAGAACCGTCATTCAACTGCTTGTCGGCATGCGGTTGCTGCTCTAAGCCGGAAAACCATCTTACAATTACTGGTGGCCTATATGAAAGTTCTACTTTAAACTCCTGCTCTAAGTATACCTTCATTTTAATTATATATTTTTCAACTAAACAATATATTTCTATAGACAACTCTTTTAATATATCCCAACTACATTGTCTATTAGACCAGTATGATGCGTCATAAGTACATGTTCCATCTTCTGAGTATTGATTTTCTCCAGCATCCATCCATTTATTGATTTTAGGTAGGAAAGATTGAATCAATTTTAGGTCATTAAGTTCAATGAAGTTATTTAAAATTTTAATATTATCAGTAGATTTTCCAAAATGTCCAGGTTTAACCAATGAGATTTCAGTATTTTTTTGTTGCATAAAAGCCTTTTTAAAGATGGTGTATGATACACTGATTAGTGTATGATACACTGTTTAGTAGTAGTATATCATCAATAATAAATTCTTACACGAAAGAAGAAAACAATGAAAGCTTACAATGTTGGGGACTATAACTTCGGAATAGTCCTATATAGGAATACCGGATTAGATGAGATTAATGCTCCGGAAAGACTTGAAGCAGTTCTTAAAGATAGTAATCATGAATACTTTAAGTGGAAAGAAGCTTTAGTCGGATATAATGAATCAAAACCAGACTATAGAGATTGTGTAGATTTAAAGATAAGCCCTCTTCATTGGGATTGGATAACTCCAGAATTTGAAGAGATAAAAAAGGTTCACGAAGAGACTGAATCTATCATAAGACAATGTTTGGTTGATTATGAAAAAAGATTTAATATTAAAATGGAATACATGGAAGCTATAAACTTTGTTAGATATGAAGTAGGTCAACATTTCCAGGTTCATTCAGACGATGGATTCTCCTACTCTTGCACAGTATCATCAGTTGGTTATTTTAACGATGATTACGAAGGCGGAGAACTTTGGTTTCCAGCACAAGATATAACATTTAAACCAGAAAAAGGCGACATATTTCTTTTCCCGTCTAACTATATGTATTCCCATGCCTCTCTGCCTGTAATTGATGGAGTTAAGTATTCCGCAGTAACAATGTTTGACTATAATGACAGAACACACGTTATGGATAAGGATGTTTCTAGTAATGTTCCAAAACCAGAAGATATAGAAAAATCACAAAAAATAAAACTTAAGGAAATCTAGAATGCCGAATGTCAATCTTACTAAGATGACTCAAAATCCCCCGCTTATAAAACAATCCAGACTAAAAAGAGACTGGATGGACAACACATACAACAAACACGCCTACAGATGCTTGCCAATGACAACAGCAAATGTTCATGGTTGGGAGTTGATTCTTCCACAAGATGTTATAGTTCAATTAGATGCTCCAGACACTATTCCTAGAGTATTGAGCGGGGAAATGTTAGATGGAAGACCATTGGTTATGCCTTCTATATTAAATATAGTTTCATTCTGTACAAGTTGGATAATTAAAACTGAACCAGGTTACAGCACTTGGATAAGTGGATCGCCAAACCATGTTATTAATGGAGTAATGCCTTTGTCAGCCTCTATACCTACAGATTGGTGGCCAGATGAATTTAATATGAATTGGTATATAACAAAAGTTGGAGAGCCAATAGTTTTTGAAAAAGGAACTCCATTTATGTTTTTTAATTTTTATAAAAATAATGATCTTTTAGACACTACTTTTACGATTGATGGAGTTTGGGAAAAAGAGGATCTTATGAAAGAAAGATCTGAATACTGGGAGGCAAAAGAAAAAAATAGGGTAGAAAATCCATGGAAATGGATGAACGGAATTAGAACTGGCTTGAACGAAAAAGGTGAGCAAATAGGGCCAAAACATGATGGTCTCGAAAAACTAAATGAACCACATTTAGGTGAGTAAAAGCCTTAAAGCATTACTATTTATTTTGGCGCTCGCACCCTATCAAAAATCCTTGGAGATATAATGAATTTTAATTTACAAAATAGCGTTAAATTAGAAATTTTAAATAAAACAAAATTATTAATCGAACCTGTTTTATATGAAGAGCTTCTTCAAAACGGTTTTGACCCAGAGCAGTTTGATCCCGATACATTTGTCCCAGATGAAGATTCGATACACCATAGGGGTCTTTCATTGTTCCTTCAGAAATATCAAAATATAGTTAGAAAAATTAGTGAGCTTCAAGGTTAA